TCCACTGCATCAAACCATTCACTAGTATTGTATGTTGCATCGTCGAGGATATAATCAGCAATCTCGTTTTCGGTTACATTGCGAGTCTGCTGAATTTTATCAGATATCGTCTTTATCTTGATGGTAGGCTCTTTGTTCTGAAAATAATTCGCCACATCATCGCTGGTAACGTCCGGCTTTTCTGAGAATATGTCGATAAAACCGCTCGCACGCAACTCATCCGGTTTGACGCCTGACTTTTGGAGGTCGTTAATAAACGCCTGACCAGACCCTTCTTTGCGCTTGAGGTTGAGTGCCGCCTCCTCCGCCGCCGAATAAAAGCCCTCGTCGCTCCTAGGCGCATAGGTCTTGAGCCTTTTAGCCGCCCTCGCCGCCCTCAGCGGAGCTACCATCGCCGCTACGGGTGGGAAAAGGTCGCCGATACCGCCTGCTACCTGCAGGATAGAGCCTATAACCTCTGCGTTTCGGATGTTCTCAGCTAGGGAAGGAGAGCGTTCACCAACAAGCATCTCTGCGGTAGTCATATCCTCCGTGGGGAAGGCGGAATATAGACCAGATATGTCAAGCAAGCCAGCGCCGGGCGCTAAGCCGCCAAGCACGTTGGCAGTCTGCGCGGGGGTGAGGGGTGTCTCCTGCGTTATTTCTGGCGTTACGGGGTTACCGTACTCGTCGAAATACTGGCCTACCGAGCCGCCAAGGTTGTAGCCAAAGATGTCTTGCTTATCGACCTCACCGCCACCCGCTCTCAAGATGTCTGCCGAGTCTTTTTGGCTAGGGTCAAACTGTGCCTGCGGAGATCGGATTTTATTTTCAGAGCCGCCAAAAACAATATAGTGCTCCGTCTCATCATCCATTCCCTGCATACTAAATTTTTTATTAACATTCCTGTCTATGATTCCCTCATAGTTTAATTCGTCTTTGAAAAATTCAGCCGCCATAGCGCTAGGGGTTCGCCTGCCATCCATGAGATAATTTTTATTAAACGCATCCACTAGCTGTGTTGCGTTAATCTCGTCAAGACCCTCTGAACCGTCAAAAACATCTTGCAGAATATCTGATGTAAGCCTCTCATCAGCGCCGTATCCACTCAAAAAATCTTTTAACTTTAAGTAATTTGAGTCGATATCAGTGTCGTAAAACTCATTTGCTCGATCATATACGGCATCTTCGTAGGCATCATCTGAGTCAAAAGCCTTGCGACCGCCATCGTAGCTATCAATGTCATCAATTGCGCTTTGACGATAATCACTTCCGGCGGGTATTACCGTACCGTCCCTCCCGCCGACCGTAACAAAATTTTCTGTATTGAGTTTTAGCGGATAGACCACGCCGCCAGATGCTTCTCCGATTAGTTCTTTACGCGCCTGTATTTCTGCTAAATCGGGAGCCATACCCGATACTTCGGTATGATACTCGGTTGCTTGATCTATTCTGGTCTGCAGGTCAGGGCCAACGCCAGCATAATTTGTGCTCGCGTCTTGTGGGTTATTCGTTAGGTAAACTCCACGACCAAAGTCACTCATGTCAGAAGCGTTCTCAGCGTCAAATGCATAAACGTCATGGGTCGAGCCATGATAAACGTCTGTGTTGTAGCCGCCAGATTCCGCTCTGGACATTCTTGATGCGGTGTCCGTAGGCAACTCAAGTTGAGACAACGCTCTTGCTCGACGAATCGGCATGGTTGCCGCCGCCACCAAGGGAACCACACCCGCCAACTGCAACAGTGGATCCACTATGCTGCCCTGCCTAATATATTCCGCCATCGACGGCGATCTTGGGCCAGTCATCATCTCGCCAACCGTCGTGTTCGGGTCGGCAGGTATCTCAGGGGCACCGCCAAAAATATCTATCAGGCCATACGGCGTGCCGCCGAGGATTCCCGCACCAACGGCAGCTACCTGTGCCTTGGAGGGTAGTTCTGGCTTTTCGGGGCGCATAATAGGCTGCAGGCCATCGTCAAAATAGTCTCCGACAGATCCGCCGAGGTTGTAGCCAAAGATGTCAGTGTCATCACGCCGCATTCGCTAAAAACTCCTCGCTGGTAGAGAGGATATTAAACCATTCGTCGAGGGTCATTACCACCGTGCGGTCGTTATCCCTCGGCAGGGAGGGGTTTACAAAGTAAAGGGGTGCGCAGACGCGGATTCCCTTGTTGTTGAACTTGTATATCAAGATCGGCGTCTTGTCTCCGCACGACTCGACCACCTGCTGCCACCACGCAGGTGCAAACCACCATCCAGATTTATATGCCTTGCACTCGATCGCGTGGTTCGGAAGCTCAACGTCGCACATTCCTGCTATCTGATACTGGTCGAGGTTGCGCTTGACGCGGATGGGGGAGTTCATGCCCACCAAGAAGTCATTGATCTTCGTGCAGATCGCACGCTCGAAGCTCGCGCCCTTGGATCTTGAGTCAGCCATTTACTTCTCCTTCACGGGTAGGCAAAAGAACACGATTGCATCGCATCGCGGGCAGGATAGGTTGGAAACGATAAGGGGGTTGCCGTCCTCATCCTCCTCGTCGTTATCTCCGTCCCATATCAGGGGTGTATTGCAGTTGTAGCAGTCCATAGGGGGATTATGCGCGATCTGAAAAATAAAATAAAATTTTTAGGCAAATTCATTTTGCTTAAAAAATAAGCAGACCCTAGGAATCGATGAGGATGGCGCGATTTGGGTCGGGGAAAGCGGATCGAGTTTAGGCGTTGAGTTTTTTTGGTGATTCAGTGCGCAGAACTCAGCTGTAGCTATTGCGACCGCCGCGCTCGCGCTCAAGGGGGGTACGGGGGCACCCCCAAACCGCTTTTTCAACCCGGAATACCAGCCTCAAGGGATCCTAGATGCGAATGATTCTTGTTCGCACACCCCCAAGGGACTGCTGTGGTCACAGCGATCAATGCCCGACGCATGGTAAATTTCCAGCAAATGCCAGAAAAGCCTTAAATATCAGGCACTTAGGGAAAGAAAGGGGAATTCCCCCGATTTTTGGGGGTCTGAGAAAAAGAGCGCCTCTTTTTCAGGTTAGATCTGACGCGGCGCTCGATCAAGTTGGTTTGCAGGTTCTTACATATCTTTATCGTCGAGATCATCCTGCAGCCCTAGCAGCTCGCCTAGCCTCTGCTTGATGTCTGCCTTGTTCATGCCGTCGATGTTGGCATTAATGTTCAGGCTCTGGCTGCGCTGTATGTTTAAACCAGCGAGCTGATTCAGCTCCTTGATCGCGCTCACGCTCGCGTTGAAGTGGCCGCTTGCGAAACTCTCCTCGGCTATCTTCCACAGCATCGTGCCAGTCTTCTGAGGCGTGATGGCATACTTCTCCCTCAGCTCTTCCTGCGCTATCCGAATCGCTCGCGTGACCTGCGGCTGATGTCTGCCGTTCAGCATCTTACTCGCCGAGGCAGCGGGGAAGCTAAAGCCTGCCCTCCGCGCAGCCTCCGTCTGACCACAGCTACCCTCCGTGTAGTGCCAGACGAATGCAGCCTGCATCTCTGTAAGACCTAGCTCCTCGTCTACCTCGAACTGCGCTGGCGCATCACCCGCCAGCTTCGGTCGCCTGTTCTTTGGTCTACCAACCTTCTTCTTCTCTGTCATTTTAAAACCGCCATGAGTGTGTCAAGTGTGGGGTGTGTACAGCGTTTGTAAACTATATATACGACCTATATAAACTATAAATATCTTTACTTTATACTCCTTATAAAACAAAGTCTTTTAAAGGGTATACTACCCCCCCCCCTACTACCATTAACCATATTTATCAATCGCTTACGTGAAAAAAAAAGAGTGTACAGGTCGGCATTTTTATTTATTACACACCTGTATAAGTTTCCGTGTCCTCTTATACTACTCTAGTGCATCAACACGGAGCACACTACCTACACCAAATGCCACCCTAATCCCAGCTCCTATCGAGCAGGCCACCCTTCCCATCACCTGCATCTGGCTTGGTATATTCGATGTCATAGACCTTCTTTCCACCCGTCCTCCTCGGCTCAAGACCGTGATCGGAGAGCGTGCGTGCAGCCTCTTTGAAGTCACTCATCCGTGGGTTTGGGATGCCAAGATCACGCAACAGCTTGGTCATCTGCACCGCATCTGTCAGCGTTGAATCAAACTTGACGTGCTCCAAGATAAGATCCTCGACACTGCTCTGCGTGCGATAAAGCTCGTTGCTCGCCTGCAGCATCTCGCGCTCATCAGGCGTTAAGAACCACGTCCTATTACCCTCCTCATACATCGTCTCGCGCACCTCCGCCCACACCTGCTGCATGGTTAGCTTGTGCCTGATGTCGATAGCCTTGACCGGCACAACCCAGAACCTTCGGTTGCCACTGGTGTCCACCAGAAACTCGCGTGCGTTAACACTAGCGAAGAATGCTGTGCGCCTCTTGTAGCTTGTAAATGCGCGGTCGTAGGGTAGCCGTAGCTCGTCAGACCTGCGCGTGATGAATGCCTTGAGCTGATCGATGTCAGCCTTCTTGAACGTGCTCTCGATCTCACCTGCCTCCACGATCCAGTGGCTCACGATCTGCTTCACCGAGTCCTTATCGGCAGGGTTAATCGTCACGCCCTCCAGCAGCCAGTCCTCGTTTGCCGGACACAGCTTCTTGAACCAAAGCGTCTTGCCCATGCCCTGAGCGCCCTGAAACACCAACATACCTTCGAGCGCAACACCCTCCGGCTCGTATGCCGCAGCCACGCAGCTCACCAGCCACTTCTTCATCAGCATCTCTTTAAGTTCTGTGTTCGGGCTAGTGACCGTATCGAGAAACATCTGCAGACGAGTCTTGCCGTCCCACGGCTTGCTCTCTATCCACTCCTTGACGGGGTTGAACTCCTTCGCCAATAGCTTGAGGCAGTCGCGCACCCTCTGGTGTGGCATCCCCATCGTTATGCAGCGATCTTCGATCTCGATAAGCGCCGACTCGTCCTGCATATCCTGTATGAAATCCGAGTTAGGCACCGCAATTTCCATGCGCTTCTTGATGGTGTTGTACCGCGCATCGATCTGGTTAACCGTTAACACGCCGCGTATATTTTCTTTACTGGCAATATATTTCCCGCTGCTGTTGCGCTGAAAGTCATAGCTCACAGGCACGTTGATCTCCTGCAGCGTGGGCATGACCTCCCCCTCTATCGCATCGCCTATCAGCTCCTGCTTGTGGTCGTTATAGTCGCCCTTGCTCTGCGGCATCAGAACATCTGCCTGAGAGCCTGCGTCCCTGATCACCTGCGCGGCCTTGATCGCCTCTCGCTCGCCCGTCATGCTGTCGTCGCAGTCTGCGATGATAACGTGCTTGGCCCTCGGAAAGAATTTAACAATCGACTCAGCGACCGGCGATAGGTTGAACGCATCAAAGGCCACCACCACGGGCTGATT